CACCAGACCGGCGTTGACGTCGAAGGATTCGTGTGGAATGACCTGACGATCGCTGTGGCGACGAAGGTCGACCAGACGGCCCTCAACGGGAGCGGATCCGGCAACGAGCCAGAGGGGATCTTCGGCCAGGTGCCGGCCGGGAACGTCGTCGCCCTGGGGACCAACGGCGCCGCCCCGACCTGGGACGCCATCGTCCAGTGCGAGGGCCGGGTGGACACGAGCAACGCGCTCGACGGATCGCTCCATTACGTGACCACCCCCAAGGGCCGGGCCGCCCTGAAGACCACTCGCAAGGACACCGGCTCCGGCCTGATGGTCTGGAACGACCAGACCAACGAGGTGAACAGCTACCCGGCGCACGCCACCAACCAGATGCCCTCGAACCTCACCAAGGGCACGGGCACGAATCTCTCGGGCCTGATCTTCGGCGACTTCAACTCTGTGCTCGTCGGCCTCTGGGGCGGGCTGGAGCTGGTCGTCAACCCGTTCAGCAAGGACACCCAGGCCCTGGTCCGGGTCACCATCCACCAGTTCGCCGACGTGCAGCTCCGGCACGCCGAGAGCTTCTCGGCGATCAAGGATATGATCGCAGCCTGATCGATCGAGTCGTCCTGACCCGCGACCTTCCTCGCTTCGGGGCCTGACCCGGGAGTCGGCCCCGACCTGCCCAGGAGACCGCAGATGTTCATCGTATTGAAGGTCGACCACGTCACGTTCGCCGATCGGGTCCACTCGGCCGGCGACGTGATCGAGGTCGACGAGACCTTCGGGCGTCGGCTCATCGAGCGCGACGATGCCGACGAGGCCCACCCGGACCTCCTCACCGAACCCGACTCGAAGCCAAAGAACGAGCCCGGGTCTGATCCGGTACCAGAGCCAGAGCCCGAGCCCGAACCTGAAGCGGAACCCGAGCCCGAAGCCGAGCCCGAGCCGAACCGCCGCAACCGCCGCCGGTAATCGACCGGGCAACGCTCACCCCCACGACCTCTACCAACGAACCCCAGGGATCGATCCATGCGCGTCCAGTTCCTGAAAGACACCCTGATCGGCCGGACCACGTACACCCCCGGCGCGGGCGTGGTCGAGATCCCCGAGGACAAGGCCCGCGTGGCGATCCAGCGCGGCCTGGCCGTCGCCGCCAAGGCCGAGCTGCCTGCCCCCGAAGCGGCCCCGGATCCCGAACCGACCGCCGACGCGAAGCCGAAAGCCAAGGCCAAGGGCTGAGTGACCACTCGTGCTGACTGCACTCGCCATCACCACGCCGCCGGCCTCGCCCCCCGTCTCGCTTGAGGAGGCCAAGCTCCACTTGCGCCTCGACGGCGACGACGAGGATAGCCTGGTGCTCGCGCTGCTCGACGCCGCCTCGGAGCTGGCCGGCGAGGCGTCGGCCCTGGCCTGGATCCTGACCTCCTACGAGGCCACGTTCGACGACTGGACCTCCGACGGGCTCCTCCGACTACCCCGAGGGCCGATCGTCGCCGTCGAGTCGATCCGGCTCCGTGACGAACTGGGCGCCCTAGTCGACCTCGACCTCTCCGCCTACCGGGCCGTACCGCATTCGAATCTGATCACCCGGCCCTCCGGCGCCGACTGGTCGCTCGACGCCTACCCGCCCGGACCGGATCGGATCGTCGTCCGCTACACCGCCGGGTTCGGCACCGAGCCGGCCGACGTGCCCCAGCGGGTCCGGGCCGCGATCAAAGTGATCCTCGCCCACCTGTACGAACACCGCGGCGACGACGACGTCGCCGACATCCCGCCAGCGGCTGAGGCCTTGCTCGCCGGCGTCCGGGGGGCTCGATATGGCTAGGCTCTCGCGCAAGGGGCCGATCGTTCACACGGGCCGACTCCGGCATCGGATCACCCTCTACCGGCCCACGATCACGACCGATGCCTACGGCCAGACGATCGAGGGATCGACCGAGCTGGGGACCTACTGGGCCGACGTGCTCCCCGTGCGATCGACCGAGGGGCCGAGCCCGGCTGGTGAACGGCTCGAAGCCGAGACGACCCATCTGGTGACGATCCGGCCCGGGCCGACGATCGAGCCCGGCGACTGGCTCGTCTGGCGAGGGCTCCGGCTCGACCTGGTCGGACCGCCTCGGGACCTCGAAGGCCGGTCCCGTCGCGTCGAGCTGTCCTGCCTCGAACACCACCCGACGACGGGGGCGTGAATCATGGCCCGACCTCGCGTGATCGTCACAGGCCACTGGCGGATCGACCGGGGCTTGCGACGGCTGGAACGCAAGGTCGGCCGCAAGATCGTCATGAAGGGGCTTCGGGCCGGGGCGAAGGTCTCAGCCAAGGCGGTCAAGGCCGGGGCGCCCAAGGGCGAGACGAAGCTGCTCGCCCGCATCCAGCCTGTCCAGCGGGTCGGGCGGGCCGGCGGCAAACGCCGGAACCTGCAACGCAACACGATCGGCCTGAACGTTCACTACACCGCCAGGCGCTTCCAGGCCGCAAAGCCCAACCTCGGACAGACCGGCCAGCGTCCCACCCGCTGGCGATCGCGCAAGTCCAAGCCCCGGACCACAGCCTTCTACCCGCTCGTGGTCGAGTTCGGCGAACCCTCGCAGGGGCGAGCACCGAATCCGTTCATCCGCCGCGGCCACCAACGATCCCGAGGCCAGGCGATGGCCGCGGCCAAGCGGACGATCCTCGCCGAGATCAAGGCCGAGCTACGCAAGTTGGGCAAGGGATAGAACGCGCCATCCTCGCCCGCAGACTGACAGGACTCTGTGCATGGCTCGCATCTTCGCCAAGGCGACATCCAATCAAATCCTCCTGCCCGGCTCCCCGGTGCAGAACGCGCTGGACGGCGCGCCCTCGATCACGCTTGCCGCGTGGGTCCGCACCACGGGAACGCTCAGCACCGGCCAGGACGACAACCGAATCTTCTTCGGGGCACTCGACGGGATCAGCACCGGGATCCAGCTCTCGATGCGATCGAGCCGGGTGATCCGGCTGAGGACGAGGCCAGAGGCCAGCAATTCGCTGATCGCCCACGACTCGGTGGCGACGGTGCCGAACGACACGGCCTGGCACCTGATCGGCGGCGTGCTCGATTACGCCAACAAGACGATCACGCCATACATCGGCGGGGTGGCCGGTACGCCCCTGACGGGCATCGCCTGGGCGGCCAACGCCTTCACGTTCGGCGTGCCGACGGACCCGGAGGCGATCTCGGGCGACACGAACGGCATCAACAGCCGGCTCTGGCTTGGCGGGATCGGCTGGCTGGCCTTCTGGCGAGGCACGCTGGCCCAGGCGGCGTGGGACGCGATGGTGGCGGGCATGCCGCCCGACGAGGCCGATCCGGGGGCCGGGGCCACGATCGCGGCCTATTTCCCGCTCTCGGAGTCCGGCCCGATCGTCACGGAGACGGTCAGCGGGGCGGTCTTCAACGTGAGCGGGAACCCGCTCGAATGGTGGCCCGACCCCTATCTCGCGGACGTCGACCCGACGCTGGCACGACCCCTGGCGACCGACACCTTTGGCGGCGCGGCCGACACGAACCTCTCGGCCCACGCGAGCGACAACGGGGTAAGCTGGGCTTACCACCCGACGAGCAGCGAATCCGGGCTGAGCCTGACCGGCAGCGGGGCCTTGAAGAGTGTCCACGCCGCGGCAGGCACCAATCGGGCCTATCTCGACGCCCCCCAGACGAGCAAGCAGGTCCGAATCTCCTGCGACGTGGACCTCGTCGGCGCGGCCGCGACCGGGCGCAACTGGTCCCTGTTCGCCCGCTACAGCGACACCACCGACGACGGCGTCTCGCTCCGCTACCTCGGGTCCAGCGGCGAGTTCCGCCTGATCCGCGTCGAGGGCGGCGTCACCACCACGCTCGGCAGCTTCGTCTCGCCCCTGCCGAGCGGCAAGACCGCCGTGGACGTAATCATCGGCTTCCGCGACTGCATCGTGGCCGTGGGCGGCAAGACGGTCGCCTACGGGCGGAACGCAACCAACGTCGGCCTCGACCGCTTCGGCGTGGTCGGCCTCTCCGTCACCCACGACGCGGCGGGCACGTCCCCCTACGAGATCAGCAACCTCCGCGTCGTCCAGGGCCCGGCCTCGTGGGACCTCGGCTATGGTTCCGGGGCGGTGGCGGGCAGCACCTATGCCGGATTCCACCTGCCCACCATCCTCGACGCCGGCGAGTACGTCCTGTCGTTCGCCGAGGCCCGCTATGCCCTGCCCGACGACGACCGGAAGGACATCGTCTGCCGGAGGGCCCTGAAGGCCGACCTGCTCGCGGGCGTCGCCAATCCCTGGTCGGCACCGATCACGGTCGACGGCACCGGGGGCTCGGACAACCAGCTCAACCACAACCCAACGCCGCTGCTGCTCTCCAACGGCGACATCGAGGTCTACTATTTCCATTAT